CCTATTCGGGTCGCCTATCCCGGTGGACTGCTTCACCCAGATGATAGGCGTCGGCTCGCACGTGCCGAAGTGTTTGCGGAGCATGAGGTACACGGGCTCGTACCTCGTCATGTGGAAGAACACATACGCATGCCCGTCGGGCTTAAGTAACCTAGCCGCGTGAAGGAAGGTCTCGTCCAGCATGTCCATGACTTCTTTGGGATTGTCCGAATACATGGCGCCCTGGCTCTCCGCGAACTTGGAGCTGCTGACCGGCGCGCCCTCCCGGTACATCCCTATCCCGTATGGAGGGTCCGTAACAATAAGGTCAACGCTTCCTTCCGGCAATTGTCGCAGGACATCACGTGCGTCAGCGTGATAAAAGACCCCAATTCCCTTCCACAAGGCTTTACGGATGGGTTGTCTCTGTATTCCCGTAGTGCTTCTGTTAACTCCCTCAAGATTTTCTTCTTCGGGATCAAACTCTTCTTCTGTCTCCTCTGTGACTCGGCTGACTTCTTGCTTGCGCTTGGCGAGCTCTGTCCGGAGTTGTGTTTCCTTGAGTCTCCGGTACCGCTTGAAGGCTGCGGACTTCGTCTTTTCCTCAACGAGTTCAGGGAATTCATAAAGCCCCTTGGCAAGCTGAAGGTCCATAGAGATGGATCCGCTAGCTCGATCGAGTTCCCTTGCTGCCTCTTCGATTCCGTATCCTCCTTGCTCAGCAAGGGGGGAACCTTTCTCACCGTACCGTGCTTGCTTAGCTTGGTACAGTTTCCAGAGTGCGATGACTTCTTCTTGCCACTCAAGGTCCTTCCGCCGGATGTTCTCCTCGAGTTCGATCTCACTCTTGGCGATGGCATCGAGTTCCTCCAGCCGCCGATATGGGATCTCAGCCCAGCCGAGATGCTTCGCGGCTAGGATCCGTCGGTGCCCTGCGATCAGGTTGTTCTCCTGGTCCAGCACGATCGGGTTGAGCAAGCCGAAGCGGGCGAGGCTAGCTCCCAGCGCTTCGATATCCCCGAACGTCTTCCGCATTCTGTCGCCGACTATAATGTCGGTGATCGGTATGAGTAGATCAGGCATTGATGTGTTCCTCCACCGCCTGCATGAGCGTGCCGAGTCTTTCCCAGGTGGCTGCCATAGCCTTCGGGCTTGGGAATCTGTCGTGTGCGTCGCTGATCTCGTCCATACCCTCGGTCCCGATGGCCTCGACTAGTTCATTGACGCAATCAGCGATGTGGCAGATCTCTTCTCCGACCCGGTTCGCTAGCTTGGGTATCCTCTTATTCATCGTCCACCTCCAGAGGTTGGGTGCCCGGTAGCTATCACGGGGAGGGAACAGACTGGGGGCAGTCTGTCCTGCCACCGGGCACCCTCTCGCTTACGCCTTGCTGTACGGAACGCTGACCTCGGCGCGGATCGCGTCGGGGTCGTTGCGGTCAGGGGCGTGCGTGACGGTCACGTACAACTCCTTCCCGATGAAGTCCTCGAGGTGGAAGCCCTCTGCGTTCGTGGGGATCTGGGCGGCCTTCATGAACCGCTTCATGTTCCACATCGCATTGGGGTGGAAGCTCAGGGTGAGGAACAACTGCCGCTTCTCGAACTTCTCTCCTGCGTCCAACGGGCTCAGCCGCACATCAATGTACGGATACTCCGAGCCCTCCTTGTGCTTGCGCTGCGCGCTCTTGACGCGCACGTGCCGCAAGCCGGCGGGGATGGGATCGCTCCCATCGTCCACCTCGTCCATGTTGATGTTGATGAAGTCCGACATTCTCACCTCCTGAGGCGCTACCGCGCCTCCTTTAAGACCCCCTTGGGGGTCGTAATTACTTGGTGAAGATACCAGCCTCAGCGAAGGTCTCGGGGTCGAGCTTCGTACTTGTTCGTGCAGCAGCTCCGTCAGCAGTGACAGTTTGGAGCTTATACTTTCCAGACCGCTCCCGTCCTTTGAGATACCATGCCTCAGTGAAGAACCTAACGAGATTATCGCCCATCTGACCCGCGACTGAAGGTCGGATGATGTCCAACTTGGTGTCCTCATCGAGCCTCCGCTTCTCGTGGCAAATGACGATACGGTCACAGGGGAGCGTGAGGAATCCGTTAAGATACTCCATCATTCCTGCGAGATAGATTCCCCACAACCGCTCAGTCATGTAGCTGACCCGGTGCGTATACATCAGGAGGCGCTGCCAGTGGTCACCCACGGCCGTCAGGGTGTCGAGGACGACTGCATCGTAGGGGAAGTCCGAGCTCTTGTGGGCCTGGGTCAGCAGCTCGTTGGTAACCTGGACGAGCTTCTCGTAACCCATCGGCTTCTTCGTGGGTATCATACCCGATTGTACGTTCTTAGGATCCGGGGACCAGGGAATGTCGATGCGCTCTGGATTGCCAAGCGGCTCCCCTGGGCTCCAGGCTATGATCATATTCTTGTTAGGTAGCTCCCGCATCTCGTTGAGCTTCTGATCCATGTCCAGCCAGAGCAACCGACCGACGTGCTGCGCCGCGAGGGTTGTCTTGCCGCTGCCAGGCGGACCGTACAGCAGGAAGCTACGGGTTGTGCTTGCCTTGGTGATGCTGACTGCCCTATCGAGTTCACTCATCGTCCACCTTCCTGGGCTCCCACGGCTTAACCTCGTACGCGCTCTGCTTGAGTTGCTCCCGGACTTGCGCGGAGGCAATGCATAGCGGGTAGTATTCGCACACCCTATTGTATGCCCCGCACGCGAACGGCGCATGCATGGGCCACGTGTTGAAAGCCCGCATCTCCACGATGCTACGGGCGACGTCGGCAACGTTAGCCTCCCACCGCTCGAACTCCTCGGGTATCCGTTGGGTGAAGATGCGAGCGAAGGAGGAGTCGTCAATCTTTGTGGTCACGCGGATTGCGTTTGCCAGGGCAGTGAACACCTGGCGCCCGGTCTTGCGCTCAGCGGCTCGCATGTACCCAGTGAACTGTCCGCTGAGCTTGAAGCTCGTGTCGAAGACCATCCCGAATCGGGTGGTAGTCTTGTGGTCTACCGGGAATGTCATCCCGTCCTGCTCAGCCACGAGATCCATGCGCCCTATGTACAGGAAGTGTATGTTCCCGTACTCGGGTATATAGTTACTCATGGGCATCTCGAAGGGCTCTTCCACGTACAGCACCTTGAAGGGCTCGCGCCGCCACTTCCCGAGATAGTTCGCCAGAATCTCGAGGCCGCGATCAACCGTGCGGATCTCTCTGGGATCCTCGGGATCGTCTTGGTAGCTACTAAGGAACGCAGCAGCCATGTTACTGACTGGGTTCCCTTTGCAGCGGAAGCACCCTTCGGTGCAGAGGGGGCACTTCACCTCCTTGAAGGCGGTGCCCCGGTACAGCATCTCTAGCGCCTTGTGGATGGCGCCACCGAACATGAGCGCAGACTCACGCTTGCGGTCTATTGGTACTAGATGTTCCTCGAACCGATACTCATACTTCTGCGGGCAAAGGTGGAAGGTCTCCACCTTCGAGTTGTCGAGCCAGAACTCATCCATAGGAGCCCCCTCCTATTCACCAAGCACATCCTCGATCTGGTCGATGTTCTCTTCCCAGTCCCGTACACACTCAGCACAGATAGGCCCAAGCGGGGTGGTTGCGACCACGGGAGTAGCCTTGCCGCACGCCTCGCAGACCTCTGCTGCTGTTGAGGTGAGCTTCACGTACAGCATAGATGCGAGCCAGGCCATGTCGTTGTACGGGAGTTCTACGTGGCCGCTCCAGTCGAGCAGTTCCAGCTCACGTAGGATAGACCTCTTGGTGATACGCATCTCATTCCCCAAAGAGGTCGTCACGCCAAGTACGCTTGGCCGGATCTTTCTGCCGTTTCGCATCGTCCATTCGCTTGGGAGCTTTAGGCTTAGTGCTCGGTACCCTCACCGCTTGCAGCGTTTGTATTGCTGCGATGAGTTCTTCTTCACTCATCTCATCCAGAGTTTTAGGCATGTGCTCTCCCCTAGCACACCGGCGCCGGGTGGGCGGCGATACCGCCCACCCTTCGTCCGGGGCGATTGCCCGTGGGGCAAATGACGCAGTGCGCCGTTAGAGCCCCAGCGACTCAAGGTACTGCGCGCGCTTCCTCTCACGGGGCTCGGTTTCCGCGGCCTTCTGGAGCTTCGCTCGCTCTACGCCCTGTAGGTACACGACGTG